GGAAGGGGTGAAGGTGCTAGGCTTATCCTTTATATCATTCCAGCCACTAGCCCCACCAGCCTCGGCATTTAACGTGCCATCATCTGTTATAGTCAGATTCTCACCAACTTTTATAGTTCCTAAAGCCGTTGGGGATGCTATAGGATATTTCTCTTTAATTTCATTGGTACTGTAAGCGACTATATCCCCCGTAGCTCCTACATTACCTTCTATAGTCTGGCTTTCCTCTCCAGTCAGCTTTACATAATTACTTAGGTCTACATTAGAACCACCACTAACAGAAATATTACTACCTCCATATCCGTATTTATGGTACTTACTTCTAGGCGTGGCTGCTATTCTGCTACTTGTTATATCCATAGTTAATTAAGTTCTATAAGGTTACATTCTATGCTATTATCTTCATAATTGATCCTTCCTCCAGCAAATACAAACCTCTTACCAGACAGATAGCTATCCGTAATAATTGAATAAGGCTGTACTTCTGGCTTAATCACCTGTAGAAGTTTGACCTTCGGTTGCTTGTATTGGTTGATTATCCTTTTTATTAGATATTCTTCTGGCTTATTAGACGTATTATCAATAGTATTAGTGAGAGTATCCAGTATGGCCGTTCCTACTATAGCCTTACTGAATGATAACTCACTATTATTCTTGGATGTTATCTTGAATGTAATATCGTCTAGGGCATTGATATAGGATTCATTCAGCACATTCTCATACTTGGTATCTTTCTTCTCTCCAGATGTGTTACCCTCCTTACGTTGGCTCTGTAAAGATATATCCTTGACGAACATATAGCTAGGCGGGAACAATATAGCCATTTCAACATTAGGGAACTTGGGACTATATAATGTAAGCTCCAGATCCCCAACCATTACCTTATCTATATTTATCAATGTACCAGTAAGCTCATCATAGCCTGTTGTGAAGTCATTGGTATTTCTGGCATTCAGCCATTTAGCGGTTATCTTATTCTTGTCACAGTCTGTATATAACTTAAAATAGTTATCACTGTTGGCAGTCCAGCTTGTCCCATTATAGTAATAATCACCTATTCTGAGCTTGGCAGGTATATAGATAAAATCATTGTTCCAGTCACTACCACCTTTCATACTTTCACCCTCTATAGGTAATCCCCAATCATCTGTAACTTGTATCATCAACTTGAAATCTATACACAACTTGGTATCTGTATCAAATACTATGGTAGGTGATGCCGTTTTAGTCCTTATAACAGGGAACTCCAGATCACCTGTCTGCCATAAATATTTAACAGTCCCATAATCATCATATTGCTTTATCTCAAACAAGTCCTCATAGTTCAGTTTAACTGGTTTGTTACCTGTATCATAGCTGGCTACCTGTGTTAAGAAAGTCCCTGCCCTTTGTTTTTGCTTATCCAAGCTAAACCCATCGTCTACCTTAGTGAAAGATGTGCTGTTACCAGCATAGTAAACAGGTTCGAATGCTTCTGATTCCGCAAAGTTCTTTATATATGTTTTGCCATTGAACTCCTTGGATTTACTGTACATAGGAACTTGCCATCTAAAATTAGATTCTGGATAGAGACTGTCTTTATCTGCCTCATAATCACTGTCTATCACCACAGCCCTATTATATCCACCTAATATGGATAATTGGTTGTTGTTCCCTTTAGATGGTATATCCCTTAGATTTATAGTAGAAGATAGGGTAGTAGTTGTACTGGTAAGTATATTGGTATAACTGGTTTTACCAGCCTTTATATAGTCCATATCAATAAAGTACACTATCCCATCATATTCTGTAATAGTCCAGTTAAGGAACTTGCAGGTCTCTTCTAAGCATTCTTTTAAAGTCATAGCTTTACCATCTTCATCAATGAAATTAGCTGTACTTACAGTTATACCATCTAAAGAAGAAGTATAGGCGTTTGGTATGTAAACAGCCCTAAAATCTCCTTTACTTTCTGTAATACACTTTTTAATAATACCAAGTAAGGAAATAGTAGCTCCTTCTTGTTTGAAGTCTATGTACTCTAAAGTAGATAGGGCTGATATACATTCTATTTCCAGTTCAAACAGGCTGTTATCATAGTCCTGTGAATATAGTTCTGGTGTTATGAAGCCAGTCCAGATAACAGAACCAGTCCTTACCAAATTAACTTTAAATCTCTGGTATTGCGTACTGAATAGTTTCTGTAAGTAATCACTTCCAACTAATTTTAAAGTAGCTCCACTAAATCTAGTAGGTGTATATAAAAAATCTTCATCGTTTACATCTACTATGAATGGTGGTGTGCCACCTGTAAGTTCTACAGGTGTACCAGTTCCACCATCTTCTAGTATTTGTATAGTTAAGGCTTCTCCATCCACATTAGTAAATGGCACTGTATATATAAGGTTGTACATATTACTTGTATTTACTTGTCTTACTTGTTTGAGAATTAAGAACGCTTACTAAATCCCTGCCTTCGATTCTTAATTTAACCTCTCCACCAGCATTAACGGAAGTCCCACCTTTACCATCTAAAAGGTTAAACAGGTTCTTCTGTTGCCTGTTATTGAGAATCATTTCACCGCTGTTTACTCTGGCTATCATATTATCACCAATGAAGGAATTGCCTCCAATAATACCACCATCAGCAAACTTAGGAATAGAAGCCATTGCGGACATAATAGCAGATATAGCAGCAATAGCATTTATCCAACCTACTACAGGTGTCACAGCGGCACTACCTGCCGCCTCAGCCGCAGCCTTAGCGGTTAATGCTGTTGTAAGTGTAGTTAATGCTGGAAGTGCAGCAGCGACAGAGGATATGATATTAGTACTATAACTTAACCAAGCTGCCGCCCCCTCACTAGTCAAATTGGTAACAGAACTCATAACAGAGCCTATGGCACTGATACTATCCACATAGTCTAAGTTATTTTGGATTGCATTTGTATCAATTCCTTTAACTACGATATTCCCCGCATCCAGATCAGATTTCACAGATCTTCCTGTAGGTTTACTAATATCTCCACCGACTAATAAAGGTGTTCCAGCTGTCCTTAATTGCATCATTCTAAGTTCGGTTTCTGCCTCTTTAATAGCTGCCATAAAACCAACCCTCATACCATCAGATGTAGCATTAGACAGTTTATCCTTTAATACCTTTATCTTATTCTCCATTTCAATGATAGAACCAGAAGGAATAACAGGAACTACTGCGGTATTATTAGCCTTATTAGCAGAGCCTTCTTGTAAAGAAGCCTGTAGTTCTAATACCCTCTTATCAAAATCTGCAGCCTTCTTTCTTAGGTCGTAACTATATTCATAGTCTTTAAGCATTTGTACCCTATCCTTATCATCATCATTATTAAGGATTCTCATCTTCTCTAGCTCGGCGTTTCTTGCTTTAAATAATGCTATCTGCTTAGTAATCTCTTTGTTCTCCGTCCTAATAGTACCACCACCATACATAGAAGAATAAGCGGTATAACTATATTGTTGACTCTCTAGCTCAGACAATCTTTTCTTATATTCATCTAATGCTTCTTTCTCTGGTCTGCTTGAAAAGTCATTGTTATATATGGATAGATATTTTTCTACATCTTTGGTAGTCCAACCATACCCCTTATATTGTGCCTCTAAAGACTTTATGAGTGTTTGGTCATTACCAGCGGACACATCTACAATATCTATTTTATAATTAGCCTTTAATGTCTGTAACTGCTCGAAAGCCTTCTTTCGTTCCTCTAGGCTCTTGGTCTTGTCCCTAATAATTGCTTCCAGTTCTGTAAACTGTGCCTCAAACCTCTTAGTATTGAAGTCCATAGTCAATTTAGCATCGGCTAGACTATCTCTTAAAGCACTAAGTTCCTTTAAACCTTTGATAGTGGAAAATAAACCATCTTGGAAGGCACTCCAATCACCATTACTAAGGGACTGGAAGAATACATCTATAGTACCCTTGCAGGCATTAACGGTATTATCCCATTCATCCCCTAAAGCCTGTGAACTGTGTACCCACTTGTTAAACGCCTCTCCAGCAGTCATAGCTATCCCTAAAGCACCAGCAAACTTACCTATGGTAGCTGTGATATTCCTGCCTGCCTGTTGGAACTGCTGTACTTGTTGTGTGGACTGCCTTATGTTATTATCGAATTGACTACTATTAAGAAGTAGTCTGGTTACTAAATCAGCCATATTTAATTATGTGTTATATATTGTTTAGCCTTCTCTCGTAATCTCTTAATATCCTCATTGCTAATAGATGTTTCCCCTGTAGTATCATCGTCCCAACTAAACTGCATTATATCTGTAGGCTTTAACTTCTTGGTACTGTTACATTGCGCTATGACATAAGCCACCATTCTAGCCTGTTCCCAGCTATTCCTGTCCTTCTTGTGAAGATTGCTAATCAGTGGTTCTAGCTCATACATCCGCATCTTATCTAGTACATATTCTGGGTCTAGTCCACCTTCTATTACTAAGGTAAAATATATCTCCTTAGTGGTTAGGACTTTTTTTTAGCATCTGTATTATTAGTAATGAATAGCTGTTGCTTCTCCAGTTCCTTCTTTAAGAAGTTCTGGAACTCTACCATAATACCCATATCTTCATCTACGGCTTCTATCAGTTCTTCAAAGGTTAGTGAACTGTCTGGATTATTAGCCATTAAGATACAGTAGAAGAATAGATATTCATCTGTGATAGTCTTTAACTCAAAAGCCTTACCAGTAATTTGTTCATAGATGAATAAGGCCCTAAGAGTATATTTCAGTTTGTAGTCTTGTCCTTTAATAGTCATATCAATAAGTATTTAAAATAAGAAAGCCTTTACACCTCCATAACCTAGAGATATAAAGGCTTTATAATTAAGCTGTGGCAGTCTTAGTAAGTGCTCCCACACCTTCAAAAGATGCTGTAAATGTTGCGTTATCTCCATTAGGCGCATTAGCCTCTAGTGCTGTAATAATAACATTACCCGAATAAATTCCAGTAGTAGCTGGCAACCATCCCCCTTCTGGTACTTCATCCTTCTTTGTTGAATAATCTTTCTCTAAGCAGAATACAGCCTTGATAGGTGTTCTGGCTGTCAGCTTATCGAATAACTGGTCAAAAGTCATACCTT